TGAAAAGATTGGTGGTTGGATTCGCTTGTCTAATGATACTTATTTGGGCGTTGCTCGTGCGCTGTGGAACTGGGTTACTTTAAACGGAGCTAACTTACTGGGCGTAGGTACAAACCTTAAATACTATATTGAGCAAGGTGGCAACTATAACGACGTTACGCCTATCCGTGCCACATTTACTACTTCGTCTATACCAACAACAGATAACATCATTAAGACGACTAACGGCTCTAACGTCATTACAATTGACTATGCAAACTACGGCGGCATAACAGGCGACTTTGTAACTATTAGTGGCGCTACTGCAGTGGGTGGAATCCCTGCTACGGAGTTAAATGCAGAACATCAAATTACCTACGTAGACCTAGACACCTTTACGTTTACCGTAACTAGCAATGCATCTTCAACTGCAACTGGCGGTGGAACAGCCATTGTTATGGCGTTTCAAATTCAAACTGGTCTAGACGTCTTTATTCAAGGAACTGGCTGGGGCGCAGGTACTTGGCCTTCTTACATTAACACTACGCTTACTAACCCGTTTACTGCAACAGCTACAGGTATTCAAGTTCTTACTGTTGCTCAAACCGCCCATGGTTTAACAACGGGTGATTATGTGTATTTTGTCAGTATTGCTTCTGACCCATGCGGGATAAACCGCCTTATTTTGCAAAAAGCCTTTCCTGTAACAGTTACTGGGGCTAATTCGTACACAATAAGCATAGCTTCAATTACTGCATCAACAACCTCATCTACGGCAGCTTCGGGTGGTACTGTGGTGGTATCTACGCCTGTGGCTCCTGTGCGTGGTTGGGGTACTGCTGCTACTGTGGGTATTGGTCAACAGTTACGCCTTTGGACAAACGACAACTTTGGTGAAGACCTTTTAATTGCCCCTCGTGGTGGTTCGGTCTACTATTGGGATGCCACTACAGGTATTAGCGTACGGGCACTTTTACTTAATACCGCATCAACTAATGCAGGTTTTGCAGGGCAGTTTGTACCCAACACAACCAATCAAATTATTGGCTCCTCAATTCAGCGTTTTGCTATTTGTTTTGGGGCTAACCCATATGACCCTACTAATGCTAATACAACCTTTGATCCTCTTTTAGTACGTTGGTCAGACCAAGAAAACCCATTCGACTGGGTGCCAGACGCTACTAATCAGGCTGGCGAATACCGCTTAAATATTGGTTCGTCTATTATTTTGGCTCGCTCAACCCGTCAAGAGATTTTGGTTTGGTCGGATGCAGCTATCTATTCTATGCAGTACCTTGGACCACCCTACGTCTGGGGTTTTCAGTTGTTGCAAGACAACATTACTGTGATGTCGCCAAATGCAGCTGTCACTATTAATAACGTTACCTATTGGATGGGTACAGATAAGTTCTTCTCATACACAGGTCGTGTAGAAACCCTACCCTGCTCGCTGTGGCAGTTCGTCTTTGACGATATTAATAAAGACCAAGCGTTCCAAGTCTTTGCTGGCTCTAACGAGTCGTATAACGAAGTCTGGTGGTTTTATTGCTCACAAAATAGCAACGCCATTGACAGCTATATTATCTATAACTACCTTGAACGAGTATGGTCGTACGGCACAATAAATCGCACCGCTTGGCTAGACTCAGGTTTACGTCAATTTCCAATGGCAGCCGATAGTGTTAATAACCGTATTTTGTTTCACGAAGCTAACGTGGATGATGTATCAGGATTAACCCCAGTGCCAATTGAAGCCTACATTCAGTCTTCTGACTTTGACATCGGTGATGGACATAACTTTGGGTTTGTCTGGCGCATCTTGCCAGACATTACGTTTAACGGCTCTAATGCAAACCAGCCCTCGGTTACGATGACTTTACGTCCACGACAAAACTCAGGAGCGCCTTACGGCACAGCAGATAACCCACGAATAACTAGTACGCAGAACTACACCAGCCGTAATACATATGATGTGCAGGAGTTTACAGGGCAGGTCTATACCCGTTTACGTGCCCGTCAGATGAGCTTTCGGATTGAGTCAACTACCCTAGGCGTTGCTTGGCAGTTAGGTAGCCCCCGTATTGATATTAGACCAGACGGAAAACGTTAATGGCTATTATCCCATTACGCCCCTCCAAAGCGCCCAATTTACTGGTTGCGCCCACAGAATATCAACAGCGCTACATAGATCAACTTAATAACGCCTTACGTCTGTACTTCAACCAGATTGATAACTTTACCCAAAACGTTACTGTGCCTCCATCTGGCACTACAGCAAACAGACCAACCGAACGGCTAGAAGTAGGACAGTACTACTTTGACACAACTATTGGCAGGCCGATTTGGTACAACGGAACAAACTGGATAAACGCTGCTGGAACAGTGGTTTAAAAGACTACAACATGATAAACTTGACACCAAATAACCCCAAGGTACGCTTATGAGCTTACACAATCTAGCGCATCACGTTCGAGCAAAAGGGCGTGGCAAAGACAGCATGCTTGTCCATATGACTCCACGAGAAGTTCAGGGGTTACAAGCGCTTGCTAAAGCTAAAGGTGGCACACTAACAATTAACCCAGAAACGGGTTTACCCGAAGCTGGGTTTTTAGATCAAATTCTTCCAATGGTGGCTATGGCTGCCGCTACATACTTTACGGCTGGTGCTGCTGCGCCTGCTTTGGCTGGCACTTTAGGTACAACTGGAGCGGGTATTGCTGCTGGTGCAGGTTCTGGAGCTCTTTTTGGGGGTCTTGGTGCTGCAATGCAAGGCGGAGACGTTGGCAAGGGTGCTTTATTTGGCGGTCTTGGTGGCGCTATTACTGGCGGTATGGGTGGTTATGACAATGTGTATGGTGCTGCGGCGGCTACACCTCCTGCAAACCCAAATTTAGTTGGTCCTCCAACTCCAGTAGATCCAAATTTAGTTGGTCCTCCAACTCCTGGAACCGTACCACAACCAAATCCAGCAGATGTTAATGCTAAATTTGGTGCTTTTCCAGAAGGACCACCCCCACCCCCCGGAACTCCCGGAACCCCTGGTGGACCTCCTACCTCAGAATTTAGACAATCATTTAGACCCGGTGTCCCAACGCCTGCCGACGATAAAGCAAAAGCAGAAGCAGCAAAAACAATTTATCAAAGTTTTGGTCCTGATATGGGATTTAAAAAAGCAGCTACTCTTGCCCTACCCGGTATTGGTGGCGCAATGGGCGAAAAACCAGATGAAATACCTGGCGAAGAAGAATATAAATCAAGGTCTACTTTATCCCCTAATTTTCAAGGATATGTACCACCCCAACCAAACCCATACTACAGAGCGCAATACACACGATATGCAGCGAGTGGTGGTTTAATGGATGCGTACCAAGCTGGTGGTCCTGTAGAACGTATGTCTATGATGAATACGGCGATGAACCCCCAAGGAGGTCTATACCCCCAAGGCATGATTGATAAGACCCAGTACGCCACTCCTACCCAGCGCCCAGTAAGCTCTGAAATGGTAGATGAAGCCCCTGCCTATGAGCGGTCTAGTCCTATGTTAATGGCTGGTGGTGGTATTGCTGATTTGGGAGGGTACTCAGATGGCGGCAGAATGCTTAGAGGACCTGGCGATGGTATGTCTGATTCTATTCCTGGGATTATTGGGCGTAAACAACCTGCTCGATTGGCTGACGGTGAGTTTGTTGTTCCTGCTGACGTAGTTAGTCATTTAGGTAATGGTTCTACGGATGCTGGGGCTAGGAAACTATATGCCATGATGGATAAAGTACGTAGAGCCCGTACTGGTAAAAAGAAGCAGGCTCCTGCAGTAAATACAGGTAGGTTTATGCCTGCATGAATTTAACCGTTCAGCCAGTCAACGTAACCTATTTTCACCAGACTTGGCCTTTGGTTAAAGAGTTGTTTGAGAAAGCAAATAAATATGACTCTGGCGACTATACGCTAGATCAGATAAAAGGTTTACTGGCTAATGGTTCGTGGGTATTATTAGTAGCAACGGATGAAGAAAATGTTATACACGGGGCGGCGTCAATTAGTTTTTATAATATGCCTAACTACCGTGTTGGTTTTATTACCGCAATGGCGGGTAAAGCAATTGTAAATGAAGCTGTTTATGAACAAGTTTGTAGTTTTATAAAGGCAAATGGGGCTACAAGAGTTCAGTGCGCTGCTAGAGAATCAGCAGTAAGACTATATAAACAGGTTGGTATGCAAGAACGCCACACTATTATGGAAACAGTGCTATGAGCATATTAAGATCAAAACACAGCGGTTGGACCCACGAAGGTCGACGCACCCCATTTATGGGTGGTGGTGGTAGCCCACCTCCAACGCAAAACACTTCTTACAATACAAACGTTCCTGAATACGCTCGACCCTACGTCGAGAACATGCTTGAGTCAACCCAGAAGCAAATTTACACCTATGACGACAAAGGGCAACAGACCGGCTTTAAACCATACCAACCTTACAGCAAAGACCCAAACGACTATATAGCGGGCTTTAGCCCTATTCAACAGCAAGCTCAAGCAGGCGT